GCGATTGGATGCACCGGCAACGATGACCTGACGTCGTTCGGCCTGCCGTTCCGTGCGGACTGGGGCGTCACGGTTGGCGCCAACTGCGACGAGTATGTCATCACCGGATGCCGTATGACCGGCGCGGGCGGGTTCTTTAACTGGTTCGCGGGCAACTCGGCAGGTTCGATCAAGCGCCAAGTGACCGCCAACGGAGACCCGACCTCCTACGCCGTGCAACAGACCGGCGGCATCTACGTGCTGCCCGCATCAGGTGTCGCCTTCACCAACACGAACGGCTTTGCAGTCGAGGTCATCATTTCGGGCGGCACGGTCACGCAAATCGCAAAGAACGGTGTCAACACCGGCCTGACCTCCGGCTCGTTCATCGTCGGCCCCGGCGAGACGTTGACCCCGACCTACAGCTCGGCTCCTACCGCCCTGTTCTTTGGATTGAACTGATGACCCCACAGGAACACATCGAGGCCATTGGACGAGGCCTCGCCCTGATCCAAGCGGCCAATAAGGCTATGCGAAAAGCTCTGGAACAATCGGAGAAGAGCGAGGCTCTTCTTCACGCGCGGCTGGAGCGAGCGCAGAAAGCCTACATGGCCACGCGCGACGGCAAGAACATTGTTGCTTTCTCTGGAGGCACGGATAAGCCTCCGGTCACTGACCCCGACAAGCCGGTGAAGCCATGATCTGGTATCTCTACGCGACCGCTGCCGTCTTCGTGATCTGTTTTCTGGCCTATCGGTCGAAGCCGGAGAAGTATGCGGACCTGATGGGCGTCAGCGCTTTGCTAGCCTTGGTGTTCTGCATCGGCAACGCAATCACGGTCCTGTATCAGTTCCCCGACGCGCTGCTGGCCTCGCCGGTCCTCGACCTCTTTCTAATCGCGATGATCTTCCGGTCAAACCGGCAAAACCCGGAAGGCTGGAAATCGCTTATGGTCGGCACGCTGGTCGGTCATCTTACACTTCACGCCGTGACCATCGGCCTTTGGAAAACGGGAAGCCTGACCGAGCATGGACTGTGGACTTATGTCGTGGCTGTCAACGCGATCTTCGTGGTTCAGCTCCTTACCCTCGCGGCCGTCGGAGTGGGTCATGGCCTGGATCGTCTTCGCGTCTGGCTGTCTGATCGCCGGCGCGCACTTCTTGCACAGGATGCTGGACAATGACCGCGCCAAGCGTAGAGGTCGTCGCAAACGACGTGAGCCATTTGGCCGCCCGCGTTGAGAAGCTGGAGGCCAAGCTGGAGGCATCGCTGAGAAAAGGCGATATACAGACGGGCGTAGCGGTCGGGTTTGGGGCGATTATGACCTTGCTCCTGCCAAAGATTGCCGAAGTGCTGGGGCTGTCCTGATGAACCTGCCAGAGCGCAACTACGCCACGCTCGACGCGCTGGCCGTCATCGGCTCTCTCGTCATTGTCGCGGGCATCGTGGCCGGGTTGTTCGTCTATCAGCTTGACCCGGCTGTCGCCCCGATCGTCTCGGCCTTGGCCACGGCGATCCTCGGCATCCCGGTCTCCTACGGCGCGTTCCGGTGGGGCAGCAGCGTTGGGGCGAAGAGCGCGCAGAACCCGGCCGGCCCGACCGCAGCCCGCGCCGCCGACCAAGTCGCACAGGTGGCTGACGACGAAGCCGCCCGCATCAAGGAGCCGACGCCATGACCACGCCCGATGAACGCTTTGACCGTTGCCTCAAGGCCGTCCTCAAGCACGAGGGCGGCTACGTCGATCATCCGCGCGACCCTGGCGGCGCGACGAACCTCGGCATCACGCTCGGCACGGCCAAGGCTTACCGCCTCGACATCGACGGCGACGGCGACGTCGACAAGAACGACGTGCGCCTGCTGACACCGAAGACGGCCGCGCCCGTCTACAAGGACGGCTATTGGCTCAAGTGCCAGTGCGACAAGCTGCCCGCCGGCGTCGACTACATGGTCTTCGACCTCGCCGTGAACAGCGGCACGAACCGGGCGATCCGCTACCTCCAGCGCGCCGTCGGTGCCGCCGAGGACGGCAAGATCGGGCCGAAGACCCTGCGCGCCGTCGAGGTGTTGGAGGAGGCGGCGATCATCCGGCGCATGTTCCAAATCCGCGAGACCTTCTACCGCTCGCTGTCGACGTTCGACACCTTCGGCAAGGGCTGGATGCGTCGCCTGAACGAGGTCCGCGACCTCGCCTTGGTGTGGGCATGAGCCGCGTCCTGAACCTGCGCGCCTATCTGGCACTGGCCGTTGTCCTCGTGGCGGCGATCCTGCTGCTGTCCTGGTGCGCCGATCGCGCTCGCCTCAAGACGATGAAGGTCGAGGCGCGGCAAGGGCAGGCCGTCGGCAAGGCGCTGGACGCGGTGGCGTCGCAGACACCTGTGATCCGCCAAGAGCAAGAGGAGAAGGAACGTGCAGTCGAGCAAATCCAAGGGGCCGATGCGCCTCTGCCTGCTGGCTTCGGCGCTGATCTTGAGCGCGTGCGGCGGGGCGGCGAACGTCGTAATCCCTGACAGCCTTCGCGCACCGTGCCAGAGCACGGTCGATGTCAGCACCGCGACCACGGTCGGTGATCTCGGTCAAGCTATCGTGCGCGGCGACGGCGACCTGCGGGTGTGCAGCATCCAGAAGGACGCGGTGGTCGCCATCGCCGAGGCACAGAACCGGCGCTGGTGGCAGTTCTGGCGCTAGAAGGTCTTGAGCGCCAGATACTTGTGGCCGCAGTAGAGGAACTCTTCGGCCGCACCCGTCTCGACCGCGAAGTCCAACTGCTTCTGCCACGAGCGCGTGACGTTCGAGGCGTCCTTGCTGCCCGACTTCCGGTCCCGGTATAGGCTGCGGGCGTCGATCGACAGGACGGCAGGTCGACCCTCGATCTTCTCACCCTGCTCGTAGATCGCCGCTGACACCAGATCCAGCCACTCCTGCGCCAGGGTCGACAGCTTCTGTGTCCTCGACTGCGTTGCGCCGGCAGAGACACACAGGCTCGACACCTCGCGCCCGCGACCGTCGCGACCGAGGACGACAGGCAGCAGGCTGAACGAGCCGAGCGTCCGCTGTGCCGCGTTCCGTGCCTTCGTCAGTTCGAGGTTGCGGATCGCCGCCGTCCCCTCGCGCTCGACCTCCATGACGTAGTCGGCCGAGCCTCTGATGGCCGAGGCCCCGCGCTCGCCCGTGCCGTTCTTCGGCGGGTGGTGCGTGACGACGACGAGGGCGTTCAGCGCCCGGCCTAACTGCGCCAGGTTCGACATGGCCTGCGCGGCCTCACTGTTGTTGTTCTCGTCGACCAGCAAGCCCGAGGCCGACAGCGTCTCCAGCACGATGAGGCGGACAGGCACACCGAACCGCTCGACCATCTGTTCGGACTTGAGCTTCAACTTGTCGTGCAGTTCGGCCAGCTTGCCGGGTGTCCGCAGGTCGTGGATGCGCAGCGCCGAGATCGGCAGGCGTTCCGGTTCTTGCAGCGCGGCCAGCCGCTCCTCCAGCCCCGAGCCTTCGGTGCCGCCATACAGCAGGACCGTGCCGCCGATGAGGTCCGGCTCGACGGTGAAGAACGGCTTGCCCGTGGCCAAAGAGCGGGCGAGTTCGAGGGCGACGAACGTCTTGCCGCTGTTCGGTGGGCCGACCAGCATGGCACCGCCGCGCTGCGGCAGCAGCTTGTAGAACAGCCACGACACGTCGACATTCCAGTCGTCGCCGTGGTCGAACCACTCGTTGACCTCGTCGGGCACGGACGGCTCGGGCTCGACGACGACACCAGCGAACTCGACCTGCGGCGACTGAACGCCGGGCGGGCTTGTCCCGTAGAGCCATGCGTTCTCGACCTTGGCCGTCAGTTCGTCTGGATGCCAAGGCGGGGCGCAGCGCTCGTTCCAGTGCGCCAGCAGCAGGTCGAGCGCCGTGCCTTGCGACAAGCCAAAGTCTTTCAGTGTCGCCGCGACACGGAACGTCGTCAGGTCGCCGGAGACGCCTTCGACTGCAACAGGCGCTCGACCCGCGAGGTAATCAACTCCGCGCGCAACTGCGTCGGGTCCGTCGAGGTCAACGGAAAGAACTGTGTCGGTGCGTTGCCGGGGGGCGTCCAGTAGACCCACCAGCGCGGCTGGCGCGGCGGCAACGGCGAGATCAGTGTCAATCTCGTAGCGTCCGCCAGTCGAAAGTGTGCTCCCTGGCCCCACGACGTAACCGTGGTGCCCTCGAACGTCGATGCCGGCGGCAATGCGTCCCGCACTATTCGCGCGATCAGGGCCGGTGAAATAGACATGTCGTCCTCCTGTCGGTGTCCGCACGATCAGCGTGTCGAGCGGAAGGTCGAGATCCAGATAGGCCGACATGCCGTCGACCCCGTGCTTCATGTCGATGTCGACGACGATCAAGCCAGTGGTCAGGACGCCGACGTTGTAGTCGTCCGCCATCCACCAGCGCGCGATCACCTCGGGATCAGCACTGGCCTTCTCGGTCCAGTCCCAATCCTTCCACGCAGGCTTCTTCGAGCCGACGGCCAGCGGGAAGACCCGGAAGCCGCGCGCCGCCCACGAGAGGGCGTGTTGTTGCATTGCCCCGCTACTCACGGGGGTCAGACCACGACGAGGGCGTAGGTGCGCTTGAGCGCGCCGGGCTTGACGGCCAGCCGGTGCTTGGCGAGGCGGCGGTTAAGGCGCACGATGTAAGGGCCGAGCGTCTGCTGCTGACGCACACCGTCGGTCGTCTCGGCCAAGCCGAGAGCACCGTAGAGCTTCTCAATCGACACGTCGCCTCGGCCGCGCAGCGCTTCGTAAAGCGCCTTCTGGCTGGCGGGCAGGCCACCTTGGCCGGTCCATTCAATCTCGATGCTCACTTGACGTACCTCTTGTCCTCCCACGCTGCGGTCGCCACCGGCAGGCCCTCGGCCCACTCTGGCAACTGCGACATGAGGGATTGATATTCGTCCGCCGAACCGAAGCGCTCTTGCACCTCGGACAGCAGTTCGTCGTGGACGGTCAGCACCAGCGGGTAGCCCGCTTCCTCGACCCGGAACATGGCCTCGACCATCAGGTCGCGGGCCGTGCCTTGGACGACGTTGTTGGACTGAACGCCGCCGTAAAGGTTCTGCGGTTGCCACCGCTTCGTCAGGCTGTCGACACCCATGTATTCGATCTGGATGCGCGGCGAGCCGAACGGCGTCTCCTTCCACACCAGCTTCGGCGCGGCGTAGGACAAGATGCGCGACGAGGGCAGCTTGCAGTAGAGGAAACCGTTGGCCGCGACGTAGCGGATTTTGTCGTTGAGGCAGGAGACGACGACGCCCGGTGCGCTGACCGCCTCGATCGCTGCGTTCTGCAAGTCCCACCAAGACTGGACGATCTTCGGATGGGCGTCGCGCCAAGCGACCTTGAGTTCGTTCGCCCGCTCTTCGGTGACGTGGACACCCATGTTGGCACCCATGGTGATGAACGCGCCGGCACCGCCTTGGAAGCCGAGCGCCAACTCCATGGTCTTGCCTATCTGTCGGTCGGCTTTCGTGACTGCGTCAATGTCCACCCCGAAGGACTTGGCATAAGCCAGCCGGTAAAGGTCGGGACCGACGTCTGCGTCAAAGTCCCTGAACGCCTGGACCTTCCAGTTCTCGCCCGAGATCCATGCGTTCGTGCGACCCTCGATGTTGGAGAAGTCACCGGACACGAACTTCTTGCCCGGCCCTGCGATGAGCATGGCGCGCAGGCACTTCGACAACCACTCCATCGCCGGGCCGACGAGAAGCTCAATGCGGTCGCACGTCTCGGCACGGCCGACGTTGTCGGCCAGCAGTTCGATGATGCGCAGAATGTCGGACAGTTCCTTCTCGGCGTCGATCCTCGGCAGGTTCTGCGGCTGGATCAGCCGCCCGGCCCACCGGCCGGTGCCCGCAGCGTGGTAGGCTAGGGAGCCCCGCACACGGCCATCGCGGCAGACCGAGGCCAGCATGGCCTTGTACTTGGCAGTCGACGCCCTAGAGGCTGCACGGCGCAGGCGGATGACCTCTTCGGCCGTGTCGTCGCCCATGATCTGCGACGACAGGACAATCTCTTCGACTTCGCCCTTGGCGACGCTCTCGCACGGGATGCCACGGGCGTTGAGCCAGGCCACGATGCGCGCAACCTCGCCGCACTTGCGCACGTCGCCGTCAGTCAGCCACCACATGCGCTCGTCGGCGCGCTTCTGCGCCTCGGCCACGACCTCGATCGCGCGCTCGACACTGGCCTTGTCGATGGCCACGCCCCGGTCGTTGATCGTCTGGTCGAGCAGCCACACGCGGCGCTCGCTCGCAGTCAGCGGCGACAGGACTGCGTCGGCCTTGACCTCTGTCTCGACGTCACGGTCGCAGTATTCGCGCAGGCGTCCGCAGCGCTCGGCGTCTTCCCACCAGATCGGCGTGTCGCCCTCGAACCGGCGAGGCTTGCACATCTGCATCATCAGGCGCTGACCGTCCTTGTCCTTCTGGACGGACAGCTTCAACGCAGTGCCGAGTTGGTCGAGCCCGGCGGGCAGGGCCGAGACGACGGCTCTGGCCATCGTGCAATCTTGGCCTTCGGGCGTCAGGCGCGGCCACCAGTTCGGCGTCTTGGCGTTCCAGATCGCGCGCTCGAAACCCGCGTTGTGCGCGACGACCACGCCGCCCGCGCAGATGTGGTCGAGCAGGGGCATCGGGTCCGGCTCGCCGGGCGCCCAGGATTGAACCGCCTCGTCGCCCACGCACCACGACATGCAGAGGATTTCTGTCGATGGATCTTCGGCGTAGCGATAGACGCCTGATTTCTTGAGATCGACGGTCGATCTCGTCTCGAAATCACAATGCGCGACGAGGGGTTCGGTCATGCCTAGAACAGGCTCTCGGGGTTGATGCCGTCCGGCTCGATGTTGATGCCGGCGTAGGCTTCGGCACCGTCACCGCCACCGCCCGAGAAGCGACGGTCGTCGCCAACTTTCAACACGGACGACAGCCCGTAGAAGACGTTCGGGTTCTGCGGGTTGCGGCCATGGAAAGCCGACAGCGTGACCATGTACCAGGCCCCGCTGTAGAACTTGGCCACGCGCTCTTCGGTGGTGCCGAAGACGCCCGACGGTGCGCCGTTCACGAACTCCTGCAAGGTCGGCGGGAAGTCGAGGTTGGCGTTCGGCGCGACATAGAACGCGCCGGGCACGAAGCCCGACAGGGTCTTTCCTTGCGGGTTTGCGCCGCCCTCGGCCGGGGCGACCTTGTCGGCCTGATCTTTGATCGGGTCCTTGAGGCCGATGCCCTGCGGGTTCTTGGGGAACGCGGTCGGGATGAGATCGGCGCGAGCCTTGCGCAGAGCCGTCAGGTCGTAGGCAGGCGGGAACAGCAGCGTCATGCCGAACTTGCCCTTGACGATATTGCCAGCGGCGTCGGTGCTGTCCTTGGCCGGGGCAGCGACGTTGACGAAGGCACCGCGTCCGAAGACACGCACGTTGCCGCTCGGCAGGAGGGTGGCGGGGTTCTGCGCGGCGACCTTGGCAATCCAGTCGGCGGGCTTGTCGGTCTGCATACGTTCGAGATCGTAGTTCATAGCTAGTCTCCTGTTTTCCTAGAGCGTCAGATTGATGGAACCGAAGTCCCGAGCGATAGCGTCGACGCCTTCACGCTTGTCGCTTTCCCTGACCAGAGTGAGGCCCGAGCTTTCCTTGAGGGTGAAGGCCAGGGACGTCTCGTCCAGTGCCTTCTTCCTCGCATCTTTGTCCGCCACCGACGCCTTGATGAGGCGCTCGGCTTCCGTGATCGTCACCAGCTTGCGCGGGCGGCTGTCGTCCTCGTCGATACCGAACATGGCCGAAAGGTGTCCGGCGATCTTCGTCTCGTCGTCGATCCATTTGCGCCGGCCAATCTTGTCGACCAGCTTCCAGCCGGGCACCGGCACGCCCTGCGTCAACAGGTCGTCGACCTGCGCGCGGACCTGCTTGCCCCACTCCTCGATGATCTCGATGGCGACGAGAACCTGGCCGAGGCGCGCGGTGTCCAGAGCCTTGACGTCCGGCAGGCTGCGCGGCGTGACGAGCGTAATGTCGTTGAAGTCGAGGCGCGAGGCTTCGAGGGCTTGGCGTTCCTTGGCCGGGCACACACCGGCTGCGTCGCACCAGCGGCACCACTTGCCGGGCGTCAGGTCCGTGTCGCGATTGATGACGCGAACACCGTGTATCGCCTTGGCCAGAGCAATGGCCGCTTCGGCCTCGCCCGCGAACTCGATCACCTCGGCCACGGGCAGAGCCCAACGCTTGACGCCGCCGTCGTTGTCATCGGCGTCGCGGGTGCGGGGCTGGACGATGACGAGTTCGATCTCGGCCACAGGCCAGTCGTTCGTCAGCAGTGCGCCGGCGGCGTAGAACTTGAGTTGCGCGTTGTCCTCGGCCGAGACGCTGACGCCCGCGCCGTGCTTGTAGTCAAAGATCGTCAGCTTGCGCAGCGACGGGATGTAGACGATGGCGTCGTTGGCACCGAAGACCTCGCCCGGCTCGGCCGTGGCGATGGGCAGGACGAAACGCTGCTCGACATAGAGTTCGGCGTCGGGGGCCAAGGACATTTCGAGGCTGACCGCATCAAGATACACCTGAACGGCGTCGGCCATGTCCTTTGTGACGTGGATCATCAGCGTCGCGCCGTGGTCGTCGAAATCAAAAGGTTCCCCGACCATGAACGTCACGTCGGCGATGCCCGACTTCAGAGCGTACTCGGCCAGGGCGTGAGCCGCCGTGCCTTCGCTGGCGTAGGCGCTGCTGGCGCGGGGCGGGACGCTGGCGACGAGGGCCGTCGAGCCTGCGCAGTTCATCCACCGATCAGCGATCGAGCCGCCGAATGTCGAGTGGGCCTTGGTGTCGTGTTCAGAGGACATGTGGTTGGGTTCCTTGGGCGTTCAGGAGGTGCAGCCTCGCCGCTCACCGGCGACGAGCAATGTTAGCGCAGGGTCTTTCCGGCCGCTAAACCGTACTCGAACTGCACCACCTGAACGCCCCGCCGCCGAAGCAGCGAGGCGAAAGGGTCAGCCCGCCAGCGGCAGGAGGGCGTCGCGGACGGCGGCGTAGTGCTCGACGGCCACAGCCGACAGACCAGGGGCACCATTGGCCGCAGCACGCACGGCATCCTGGCAGGTCTTCGCCGAGTTGGCGTTGAGCGCCTTGGTCATCAGGGCCTTGAGGTCGTCGAGGGTGACGGCCTCGTCGGAGAACGAAGCGTCTTGAGCCGCAGCGGCGTCGGCGACAGCAGTCTCCTTCGCGCCCTGTCCGCTGTTCTGTGCGGCCAGCACGGCCGGGTCGACGTTCGTCGGCTGGACAGGCGGGTCGGGCAGGCCGACCTGCTCGCGCACCGGCTCTTCCGCCTTGGGCTGGACAGGCGGGTCGGGCAGGCCGACCTGCTCGCGCACCGGCTCTTCCGCCTTGGGCTTGGCAGCGCGCGGCTGCTTGGGGACAGCGGCGGCAAGGGCGGCGGGGGCCTCGCTGGTCAGTGCAACAGTGCCGGCGAGGCGGTTGGCGATAGCGGCAAACTCGTCGCTGTCTTCGGTTTCGATGGTGAGAGTGTATTTGGCCACGGGTGTCTCCTTGTGTGGTGAAGTGAATAAACGGTTATGCGGGTTCGGAGGCGGTGTCAACCTAGAAAAGCGAGCGCAAAGTCCACGCGCGGAAGCCCGCCCTAGCGTGGTCGGTCGAGACACGAGGCTTTCTTCCTGCCAACGCGAGACGCGCAAACAGGATGAACTCGTCGGGGTCGCCGTCTTCTTTGGCTGCGTTACAGCGGAGGCAGGCGGGGACGATAGTCGAGCCACCGTGCGTCCGTGCGACGAGATGATCGCGCGTCCACAGCATGTCTTCGTTTCCGGCTCGTCGAGCGCGCTCGCGCGAGGCGTAAAGGTGACAGTTGCAATAGGTGCAGCGAGGTATGCTGGCGCTGGACCCTTTGTTCAAACGGTTGCCTCCTCTTGCCACGAAAAGCGACGCGGTGGGGTAGGCTGAAAGAGCAGCGGGCGTTTGGCCACGCAGACAGAGTTGCGCGGCGCGGGAGTGACGAAGCGACGGCGGGGCTCGGCATGGTGGCGCTTGCCACCACCGAGTGTGATGCCAAGGCGGTCACACCGGCCGATCACCGCATTGCGCGAGGTGTTGAGTTCTGCGGCGATCTCGCCGGCAGACTTGCCTTGTCTGACAAGGGTGCGGAGCCGGTCGGTCTTGGCTTCGGGCCATGCGGGTGCGGAGGGCATTAGTTCTGTCCTTCTGGAGGTGGTTGGATCTTGGCGATGGCGGCTGTCTTGCGCGCCACGGTGTCGGTTACGACGTCGTCGATGCTGTTGGTCAGCGAGATGAACCGGGCGCGGACCTGCTTCTCTTGGCCGACGCGGTGGACACGCATCAGGGCTTGAGCGTTGTCGGCTGGCGACCACGAACTCTCAAGCATCACGATGTCAGCCGCAGCCGTCAGCGTCAGGCCCGTGCCGGCCGCTCGCACGTTGCCGACGAACACGCGCGTCGCCGGGTCGTTCTGGAAAGCCTGCACGGCCTCGACGCGCTTGGCCTCGGGCACCGAGCCGTCGATCATCACGACGCCGAAGCGCGCCAAGCCCTCGGCGACGAGCGACAGCGCCCGCTTGTGGACGCCCATGATGACGACCTTCTCCAGCCCGTTGTCCAGTTCCTCCTCCATCAGCTTGACGAAGGCCGGTGCTTTGGCCTCGCCGACGAGGCGGCGCAGGGTGGCGATGTGCTGCGCCTCGATGAACGACAGCCCGCCCTGCTCAATGGCTTCGAGGATCGCGCCTTCGAGCCCCGGCCACTGGCGCAGCAGGTCGCGGATCTCGGCGGTGTCGCCGTCCACCGTCTGTGTCGTCAGCCAGATCGGCGGGATCTGCAACCCGGCTTCCTCCTTGGTGCGGCGCAGACTGTGCTGGCGTATGAGGTGGCGCAGTTCGCCGACCATGTCGTCGCGCGGCGTCTGCCGTGCGCTGAACGCGCCCATGCTGGACTTGAAATAGCGGTTGGTGAAGGCAGTCAGGGTCAGGGTCGTCGCACCGACGAACCGCATCCAAGGCCAGATGTCGACCGGGTCGTTGGGGATCGGAGTGCCGGACAGGAACCAGACGCGCGACGCCCACCGCGCCAAGCCTTTGCGGCCGTCACACTGTGTGCCGAGCATGGCGCGCGTCCGTGCGGCCGCAGGGTTCTTGAGGTAGTGGGCCTCGTCGAACACAAGGGCGTCGAACAGGTCGCCCTCGATCTTCGGAGCCCACTTTGCTGCCATCTCATAGGACAGCAGCAGGACGTCGGCCTTGCCCTTGAGCCAGACGCCGAGGTCGGAGATCGAGCGGCCCTTGATGATGCGCCGGCGGTAGGTCGAAAACTTCTTGAACTCGCCGACCCACACCTCGCGCACGGCCGCAGGGCAGACGATGATGATGCGCTGCGCGCAGACGCGATCGAGCGCACCGATGGCCTGCGCCGTCTTGCCTACGCCCATCTCGTCGAAGAGCCCGGCGCGCTCAAGGGCGGCGAGGTAGCCGGCACCTTCGGCTTGGTAGGGGAAGAGGGGAAGCGGGTTGTTCACAGCCGCCCCCACTGTTCGGCCATGGCCTCGGCGATGCCGAGGTAGGTGCGGCTCCGTTCTTTCCACCTGTCAGGGCCGGGCGACATGCGGTGCACGCGCGCCTCGCGGCCCTCGACGATGTCGGTCGGCACCAGTGGCGGCAGGTTCTTGAGCCACAGGCACGTCGCCTTGGTTTCGCCGTGACCGAACATCCAGGGCTGGATGATCTGGTCGGGCTTCCTGATCCTGCTGCTGATGATCGAGATTGGGTTCTCCAGCGCGATGCGCGAAGCAGGCGCGTCGAGCAACGCCTGCACAAACTTTAGAGCGCGAGCCTGTCTGCCGTCGGCGATCTTCTCGGCGAAGTGCCGCGCGCCTGACACGGCCAAGTCTGTGCAGGGCGGGTGCGCGACGATCAGATCCCACGGACCTGCCAGCAGGTCGAAGACGTCACCCTGATAGTGGTGTTCCGGGTCGGCCTCGCAAGGCAGGAGGTCGCAGCTTGTCGCGTCGTGCCCTCGCCGACGGAAAGCGTCGCGGACCCGTCCGCTGTATTCGCAGGCAACCAGAACCTTCACGCCCCACCCCTCTTAGCCAATGTGTTCGCACCCCAAAGGGCGAGCATCGCGGCCTCGGCCCGACCGTCGTGCTTGGCCAGTGGCCACAGGTGCTTGTGTGCGGGCAGGAGATCAGCCGCACGGGCGCGCGACTGCTTCTTGTCTGCCGGCACGCGGAGCGCCTGTTTCCACTGTGCCGGCGCGACAGTCTCGACAGCCAGCCCCGACATGCGCGCGGCCGTCAGGATCACGGCATAGCCGTAGCCGAAGCTGAACGCAGCCGGTGCCGACTGGCGCGGGAGCCCTTGCACCTTCTCGATGACGAGGTGTGTCGCCCCCATCACCGCAAAGCCTCGCACCAGTTCGATGACAGCCTCGTCGTCGATCGTCGGCCGCTTGGCCTTGCCGACCATGCGGATGTAAGTCGGCATGTCGAAGACCTGGAGAGCGTCACCGTCTTGCAGTGCGAAGGCTCCTGTCAGGCCAGGGTCACAGGCGACAATCACTTGTCTTCTCCTGTAAGGGCGGTTCGGGCTTCTTTGTCCAACTGCACGACCTCATCATCGTTCAGGTAGCTGCCGTGCTTCCCGGTCAGCGCGCGGACGGCTCGGAGGCCAGATTGCCCCCGCACACCGCCGTCTTCGTGCTGTTTTGGGTAGCGCCGATAGCGGTCAGATAGCGCGATGCCCAAGAGGATGTCCCGCAGCCTCTCGATCTCAGCGGCTTGGCGTTCGATCGTGGCGGCGGCTTCGGCCAACTTCTTTGCCAGATGGGCGCGGGCAAGGTCATCGAAGCATTCCGGCGTGAAGTCCGGTGCTTCGCTTTCTCGAACCATCGTCACGCCAGAAACCGGGCCTATGTGGCTCTTGGCCTCGTATTCGCTGTACCGCCCGGCGTGGTCTTTGATGCCGGTGTACCCGCACCAGTTCGGTCCATAGTACAGACCACGCTTGAGCAGCAGATACCGCTCCACCACGCTTGCCGGTGTTTGTTGTTCGGGGGTCATGTCAGATGTTCCAGTCCGGGCGGATCATCGCCCCCATGAGGGCCAGCACCGCCAGCGTGATGATCGTGAAGCCGACGTAGTGCGGCTGTAGCCGGCGAGCTTGAGGAGGTCAGGCAGATGGATGCGCTCGCTCACCGCCCTTCCCCTTTTGCGATGATGGCGATGATGGCTGCGGCAATGGCTGGCCCGTCGATGACGGTCTGTCCGTCGTTCACATGGACGTTGGCGCTGACTGCGGCGACGATGGCTCCCCGCATCCCATCAGGGGCGGGGGCTGCTGCGATCATTCGGCGCTGGCACTCAGCCCACGTTACGACCTCCCCGCCCGCGATAGTCACAAGGGCGTCAGGCGACAGAGTGACTGTTGGCATGAATGGCAGGTCCACCGGCTCTAGTCTGGTGGTCATGGTTGGTCTCCGGTTTCATGGTGCACTTCGACGCTTTGCGTCTCCGTACCTACCGAGTTTGCAGTGGTAGCCTTCTCAGCAACGGCGCGAAGGGCAGCAACGACTTCTTCCTGTGTGCGTTTTGGGTCGTCGTTCCAGCCGGCGAGATGTCGGAAGCCTTTGCTTCTCGTCCAGTCGTCAAAAACGTTCCACGCTCGGTTTAAGTGACCAGCACCGCCAACGCGCAAGATCGCTCCGGCGACGCAGAAACACTCGGCGTCGTCCTCTTTCCAGCCCGTGTTCTTTCCGTTTTCGGTGCGTGCAAAAGTTCCTTGCGTCCATGCCCCCGGCTTAGCGATCAGATCTGCCGCCGCTGTCAGAATGTCGGCGACGGTCTTTGCGGACCCCGGCTGGGTATGAGCCGGAGGCGAATGCACCAAGGTCATTCCCCACCCCCACCAGCAGGAGTAGGGGCGGCAGGGAGGGCATAGGACTGGCGAGCAATGTCCCATACCGCGTGGCCTTCAGTCAGCGCCGCGACCGCAGCGATCCGCTGGCCGGTCCATTCCCACCCGTCCGCATAATCTTTAATCAGCCACCCGCTCGGCCCGGTCTGTCGGCTCTCTCCCTGAGTGGCGGACTGGCCTGTCAGCACACGGTGAGCGTCAACGTCGTGTCGCTGAAGTTTCGGGTCGCGTTCGGGTTTCCGCTTCGCCCTGACGGCGGCGGCAAAATCTTGGGCGATGTCTGCGTTGCTCTCTCCCTGAGTGAGGGCGGCTTCAGAAACACCGAACGCCGCGCGCCGGGCGGATAGGTCCGAATAGCCTGTCGATTGGTGCGTGGTATTGCGGACCTTCTCCAACGCCTCCCGCAGCCCCTCCCGTTCCGCTGAGAGGCGTTCGATCAGGGCGGCGGCTTTGGTGAACAGGTCAGCCTTGGCATTGTTGGCGTCGATTATGTCCTGACCCCACGGCGCGTGAAAAGCGGGGCCGCGCTCCTTCTGTGACCGGATTTTGTGCGCTTCATCCCGAAGCCGCTCCACCACGCTTGCCGGTGTTTGTTGTTCGGGGGTCATGTCAGATATTCCAATCCGGGCGGATCATCGCCCCCATGAGGGCCAGCACCGCCAGCGTGATGATCGTGAAGCCGACGTAGTGCGGCCACTCGTAAGGCTCAAAATCCTTGTGCGTTATGGCGCTCATCACGCAGCCAAAAACGAACAGGACCGCGATCAGGACGCCCATCGAGGCGAGTCCCCACGCGACACAGACTGCAAACTGAAGGGCAATCTCGGTCATCCCTCATCCTTCTCTATTGGGTTGCGGTACGGGGTTTTTGTTCACTTCGGCTTCGCCTTCGTACCCACCGAGGGCCAATATTCTTTCCGTGGTGGTCCTTCTCGCAGGGTCAGCCCAAAACGGGTCCACGATGCGGCGCAAGCTCGCAGCCGCCATGACTGCAAGCGGCGCGGAAACGACCCAGAACATCGGGTCCGCAAGGTAATCGCTCACTGTCCCGCTCCCTCATCACAGCCACCACAGGCTGATAACCCCGGCCAGCACAGCCAGAATGATGATCGAGCGCGGGCGCAGCACCTCGGCCACGGCCTTGAACCACAGCGGCGGCTCGTCGGACGGTCGGAAGTCCCAACCACGGTCGGACTGGCTGGTCTGCATGGCCGCGACGCGGCGGTGGTCACGGGGATCTTGCATGTCGATCATTGTTCTGTGTCCTTCAATGTGATGAACGTCCCCTTGATGCCGCTCGCTTTCAGTCGCGCGGCGTCGTCGCGCCCGTAGGCGCAGAGGACGGACGGTGCCCCAGCGTTACCCGGCCCGCGCTCGCCAGTCGCGGTGTAGAAGTGCAGCCGACCGGCGAGGAACAAGACCGCAGTCGCGCGACCAAACACCTGCGCTTGGAAAGCCGCCGTGTCAGTGCGGGCGAAGATCAACGCGGTGCCGCGCCCGTGGTCGGCCAACCGACCCAACCACTTGCCGAGCGACGCAGAAGTATACGGCGGGTTGAGCCAGACACGACCGACCCAACCTAACGCCAGCCCGTCACCATCAGCTTCGGCGTTCATTTGGTGCGCTGTATCCCCTGGGCGCGGGGCTGGCGCGGCACAGGGGTCAAAGTCAAACGGCCCGAGCGCCGCGAGGATGTGCGGCGGCGACAGCCATGTTGTCGTTTGGGTGGTGGCGCTTTCGTGACCGCCCATACTGATGTGTTTCATTGCTCTGTGTCCTTCAATGCTGATGCCAGCCGCGCAGCAGCGGCAGTGAGGCGGTCGCGCTGGTCGCGGTCAAGGCCGACCAGGTCGAGCCGCTCAAGCCAACCGATAGCGACGGTGACGTCGGACATGCACCGCTCAAACGTGCGGGGTGCCAGGTCTTCGGCCGACATGATCGCGTGCGGACGACCGTAGAGGGGGTGGGTTCTCATCGCGCCACACCCATGATCTCGGCGGCTATGGCGAACCAGTCGCCGCAGGGCGGCAGATCGTCGCCGTACTCGGTCCAGTGGTCGTCGGCGCGGTTCTCTTCGGACGTCGGGTCGTCCTGCTCATCGTCAAACATAATCGTGTCCTTTGTGGTTGGTGACACATAAAGCCTTATGCGGCTTTCAGCCACAATGCAACAGGCCCGCCGCACATTTCTGCACGACGGGCCTGTAATCCTCAACCACAAGGATCGCGCAAGCGCGAAAGCCCTAGTTAGCGTCGGGCTCGGCGTTTGGCAAGGCGTCCATGCTGGCGGCGAAGGCCAGCAGGTCAGCCGCCTGGGCCTTGGCTCGATCGACCAGCGTCCTGATCTGCTCGGGCGAGAGGATCTCGGTGTAGCGGCTCGTGACCATGGCTTGGACAGACGACTTTCCTCGGCCGATGGCCTCGCCGATCTCCTGGGCCGTCGCATTGCTGACAGCCTTGTAGCGGGCGAGGATCGGTTCGCCTTCGGTGCGGAGGCGTTCAGGTGCAGCCCTCTGCGAGGGCACAGGGGGCGCGACAAGGCCGGCGGGCATCTCGACCGCCTGGGCCTTTGGTTCGGCCTCCCTGCGCGCTCCACAGGCCATGCACCGGCCGTTGGCGGCGATGGCCTCGTGGCATCGGTCGCCGCGATCCTCTCGACAAGGGTCGAGATGGACAGACGGCGCGACGGTCGCCGGTTCTGGCGGGTCGAGGGCCTCGGCCTCTTCCACTAGCAGCGCGAGGGTCAACGGGTCTTCGGCCTCGGTGTCACGGCCAGCCGACAAGAGAAGCGCGGCAATCTCCGCGCGCCTCTCGCTTGGGCTCATAAAGGCAAGGGTCGGATCAGCCGCGAGGGCCGCGGCGACGGGGTCAGGGGCGGTGTTCATTGTGCGAGGCTCCAAAGTTTTTCGATCCAGACGGCGAACTTGTCCGCGTCGACGACCTCGACCGCATTGCAGTCGACGCCGGTTTCGTCGTCGTCAAGCAGGGCGTGTTCGGCCAGGGCTTTGAAGTCGGTGATATAGGCGGCGACGTCCATGGGCTCGTCGACGTCCGCGCTTGTCTCCAGCACGGTCAAGAGCGGGTCCATGTCGCGCGTCAAGTCTTCGATGGCCATTGCGGCGGCGGGGTTCGGCGCGGCGTCGCGCGCCTCGCGCAAGATGCGCGAAAGCAGGTCGGTGTTCATGGGCTTTAGGCTCCAAACGAAAGGCGAGAGGAAAGGTCGGCCTCGCACCCTTCGGCGCGTTTGGCCTTGCGGAAGGCGTAGGCTTCGGCGCGGCTGTAGGTTTCCAGCGTCCCGCCTTTGGGCGTGTCGCCGCGAAAGTCAGTCCAGCCGACGACATAGACGGTGCGAACGTGGCGGGTCATTGGTCCGCACCCCACACAGGCGCGTAGCCGTAACAGTTGAACATGACGCGACGCGACCGGCGCGTGGGCTTTCTCGAATAGAACCACGGCCACACGGCGGCGCGGTCGGTAAAAGCGGCGTCACGATAGGCGACGACGTCGCGCTTTTTGGTTTGCGGCCACAGTTTGAGCGTGGTCGCGTCTGTCGTCGGTTCGCGGCGTAGGTACAGGGTCAGCATGGGTCGGGCCTCTGTGGTTGGTGATCGGCTCTAACAGGCCGTGAAACCCCTCGCCGTGAAGCGAAGGGAAACAGGGCGTGTCAGGCGCTTTCGTATTCGTAAGCCGCGCCGCGAGGGCCGCGCATCGTCGCGCCATAGGCCACAAGGCCACGGGACCGGCATTCTTCGCGCGCCTCGGCCTCGGTCGCGGCGTAGCAAACGAGGAACTTGCGGCCTGCGTGCGGGACGGTGCAAGCCTTGTCGGCCCACCAGGTGCGGCGGAATACCCGGAACCGGCGGGCGGTCATACGGCCCACCCCGCTTCGCGTCCGCCCATGGTGTTAGCGCGGCCCGTCCGGGGTGTCAGGATATGGATTTGCGAGCCGCGCACGTCGCCGCCGATGCTCGCGGCGAGGCCATAGGGCGCGAGGGCGTCGCGGGCTTTCTCCGCCGCCTTCGCGTCGGCCCGGTCGTAAGCCGCTTGGCGGGCGTCGGTGAGCGGGAAGCTGCAACGATCTTCCTCGCGGCGTTTGAAACCGCGGGCGAGGGCTTCCAGCGCAATCGCCACGTCAACGGCGTGGCGCATTTCGTTGACCGTATATGCGCCGCGCCCCGACTGGTCGCTTTCAGCGAGAATGGTTAGGGCGGTTTCAAGTGTGTCGCGCGTCATGGGCTTTAGGTTCCTTTGTGGTTGTGGAATTGTGGGTCTATAGCCAAAAGGCTACAGGGTCAAGAGGCAATGACGCCTAGCGGATTGTCGCATCGCGTTGACAGAAAGCTCCAGGACTTGAAGCCACGGGGCGCGCGTCCGGCCAAGGTCAAGCGAAGGGAGTAGGGGACACCGATAAGGGCAAGCTCCGCTTGGGCCTTGGCCTTTTCGGCCTCCGCCTCGCTTTCGTTCCGGCACTCGACTTCACGCCTGATAAGAGGAGCGGCGCGCATTGCGACCGTCACCATTAGAGCGCCCTGATAGCCTTCGACAAATGTCGCGGGCAGGGCTTGAAGGATAAATTTTGCCATGGGCTTTAGGTTCCTTTGTGGTTGACGTTCGGCGCTAACAGGCCGTCAAACCCCTGCCCGTGAAGGCAGGGGAAAGAGGGCCTGTTACCCGTTACGGACTGACCATGCATCCGGTTCCGGCTTGGCCGCATGGTCGCGGGCTCGCTTGCTGATATAGGCCACGGGGTACATGGTCCGGCCTTCGTAAACCTGTTGGCGCGAGTGACTTAGGACGATGCGCGCTTGTGCCTCGCTATAGTCGCCGTCGATCATGAGAAGGCGAAGGGCCGCGCCCTCGCTGATATAAATGTCAGTCACTGACCTGCCTCCCCCGGTTTGGCGCTTAGGCAAGGGTACTTGCGCGGCTTAAGCCCGTCATTGTCAAACAGGACGATCGGCACGCCGGCGCGCTCGCCAACTCCGACGACGCGCCCGTAACGGACGCGCCCGTAACTTTCAACCGCCACGCGGTCGCCGACGCTGAATAGATAGGCCATGCTTTTCCCTCTCAATAGGCCCTAAGCGGCCATGAAACCCGCCACGCTAAGGCATGGCGGGAAACATGGCCGCTTAGGCATAGAATCTGCGATAAACCGCGAACGAACGTTGCAAGGCGCGACGCTGCAATATGCCGGCGGGATAGGCGCGGCCCTTGGCGTCGATGCGCTCGCAATCGATCAAGAGCCCTTCCACCGTGAACCATGCCGAAAAGCGACAAGGCGAGCCGTGCACTG